AGAAGAAGTAGCTGAGTTGCTTGATGCAATCCTAGCTGAAGATAAGGTGGAGGCTGTAGATGCTATCGGTGACATACTTGTTACACTTATTATGCAAGCAAAGCTTTGGAATACTAATCTATATGAGTGCCTCGATGAAGCTTATGAGGTTATCAGTAAACGAACTGGACGAATGGTTGACGGCATATTCGTTAAGGATAAATAAATGAATTTTGGTATCGGTAATTATATTATAAGTTTAGATTTTAGAATGGGTGTTGGTATGGACCTTGAGTTTGTAGACTCACGGCCTGTATGGACAATGAACAATAACACAGGAGATGTTAAGGCAATGTGCATGGAAGGTATGATAGTTCTGGTGCCCTTTGTAAACCTCTCCATCGGTAAGATATATGATGAGGTAGGGTAATGGAAAACAAGTCACACAATATTTTGAGTAATGAAGGCATTGATGATATGGATTACGTAGAGGAGTTGGGCTTAGACCCATCCCTAGCGTACACCCCAGAGATCAATGAGGCTATCGTAAAGCGCATTGAGGCTAACAACTTTGTTGAGTATGTAGCCCAAGGGTACGGTGAAGAGAAAGCTAAGGCTATGTCAACAGAGCTAGCTAACCGTGGTCGTGCTAACATAGCAGAGTACAAAAAAAAGAACCCCAATAAAGGGGTTCAATAGTAATACCGAGGGGCCCTTACGGGTCCCTCTTTTTTTTATAGTTATTAGTTAGGAGGTAAGAAGCCTAAGAAGTTCACGTTAATGCCGGGGTCCATCTCATACTGCATTATCTTCTGCTCTTCCCTTGCAACCTTAGCTTGTAACTGTTTGTTTCTAGTCTTAGCTAATGAAACCATCTTGCTAAATTCAGATTGTAAGTTTAAATATAGGTTATTCATCAAGTACATCTGAGCTTCAAACAAGTTCTTGTAAGTCCTTTCAACATTAATCTTCTCTTTACCTTTCAGCTTAAGCTTATTAACATGGAACTGAGCAGCTCCTATTATCTTACCGTCTGAGTCCTTAAAGTTTCTCTCAAGCAAGTCAACAACCATATCAGCTACTCCACCATCGAAGACTTCATCAATAGCTTCTTTGCCTTTAGAGTTTGATAACTGCTTATAAACCTTAACACCAGCCTTGATGTTATTGTTTAGACTTTCTTCTAACCCATCAAGCATCTTGCTCTGAGTTACGTTCCGATAGAAGATCTGATTAACCTTTCTTTCAGTAGCCTCGAAGGAACCAAGGTCAGTGATAACAGCGTCAAAGATAGGTAGTATGTAAGGGTCACCACCAATCTCGTTACGAAGTCCAGCCATGCTTTCGTTAGAAAACAACTGAGCAATAGTAGATCCATCTACAGAGTGTGCAAGAGAAGGTAGTATCTGACCAGATCCAATAGCACCCATACGTCCCTTCTTTTCTGCAGTAGGGTCAAAGAACTTTTCTTTCTCAGAGATAGTACTTCTAGCACTTAAGGTAGAACCCTTACCAAGCTTAGCTTCAATTTCTTTAACCATATCAAAGTTTTTTGCTTCCCTAGCAATAGCTAGTTGTCTCTGCAGAATAGTTGTAGCAGATCCCTTGCTAGCCTCTCTGTACGGAACACCTTCTTCGTTAGCTTCTCTCACTCTAGTTCTAAGTAGTTTAGGTTTAATTTCCTTACCAGTTTTTATGTAAGACTTACCACCGAAAGTAATAGCTCCTCCCGCAGGGCTCACAGTTTCTATAGGTAAACCAAACATAGCCGAAACATTAGCTGCTCGCTTAGCCATAGATGCAAAGTCTACTAGGTCAGCACCAAGAGTCTCAATAAGAGCAGGCTCTCTAACAGCATTAAGGAACGCAGCTGTGTTAGTAATACCACCAAACTCATTAGCTAAGGTCGATAGCTCTGGGCTTGCAATAATAGTATCTCTTGCAGAACCAACCAAGTTACGTAGCTCCTGACCATAAGGGAAGGTCATCAAGGGGGGCTTAAGGAAATTAGAATCATCCTTAATAGCAAGAGTTATTATCTCATTAATAAGAGGTAACTGTTCTGGGCCATAATTAAACTTTTTCATAAGTCTATTATCAGTAAGAGTAAGAGCTCCGAATGTGCCGTTTAACAACCCTTCCATTCTAATCTGAAGACTAGTACGTAACTTACCTCGGTAAGCTTCAGCCTCTTCAATATCCTTAAAGATTCCGAGAACTCGCTCCTCTCCTTCAGCTCTCAACAAACCACCCCTGTACATAGCGTTGATGTTACCCAACATTGCCTGCATAGTTGTAAGTCCATTAGAAATACCATCAATCTCGATAGCATTAACAGAAGAATGGAAAGGCTTGCCTTCTTTACGTGCCCTGTTATAGTCAGCTAGTGCCATCATGTAGTCTAACAGCTGTATAGTGTGCTTGTGAGAGTCCTTCTGACTGCTTAGTGCATCAAACAAAGCCTTTAACTCAGGGTCTGCATTAACTTTACTAACAATAGAAGTGTCTGAAATCCTATCAATACCCACAATACCCGTAGGGGTTACCTTTAATCCTTTAAAACCCTGAACAATACCCTTAGCGTCTAAGCTATTAGTTAATTCAATAAGCTTGTCGCCTAAGCCTACAAGAGCTTTGTATCGTGGACTCTCAAGTCTGATGTTATCTCTAGCAGCCTTAAGCTGTGGCTCAGCCATGTAACCTTCTGCCCCAAAGAACATGTGACCAAAGCCCCTAAGCAATGCTCTTTCCTGTGTAGTGTTACTACCGGGTTTGATTACATACTTAATACCAGAGCCAATAATGTTACGCATCATGTGGTTAGTCTGGAAGCTATTGGTTTGAATAACATTAAACCTATGACTCCCCAACTGATTGTTAAAGGTATGATAAAAAGGTTTACCTGAGTATTGACCTAGCATCCCAGCAACTTCCATATGCTTTGCAACAAAACTAAAGTAAGCTGGTCGTAGTTCGCTCCCTGCTACAGGTATAATAGGTTTACCCTGCTCATCTTGCTTTACTAAATACTCTGGGTTGTGCCCCGGTATAAGTGCATACTGGGCAGCTGGAGTATACTTAGCTCTAACCTTTTCAACAGCTTCTTTTTGCTGAAGCAACACTTCCTTTTTATACTCTAATTTCCTAGGGTCTTTGGGCCTAAGGGCTAGCTTAATATCTATATCTTCCAGCTCTAAGTTGATAGCTTCAAGTTTAGCTGCCTGCTTTTGACCAATCTGCATAACTTTGTTGATACGCTCACTACCTTGTTCCACTAAGTTGTGAGTAAAGTTTTCTGAAGTTGGACCAAAAATAACAGGGTTAGTAGCTACAGCTGCAGATTGAAGTGCTATAAAAATAGTACCTCTTCTTCGATCAATAACACTCTTAACCTGAGAAGAATTATGATTGCCTTCTTCCACTACCTCAGGTACAGGGCTAGGGTTAGCTCCAGATCTATTAGATATTAAGCTACCTTCGTATTGGTATCTACCTTCAGTTGGTGGTACATATAAAAACTGCTTGTTAAAGTTTGGTACAGATACATTACCAGCTTCTTGTCTTAGTACTTGTTCACCAAACTGTGTCAATACGTACTGTGACTCACCGCCCTCAGGGCCCATGTTAACTCTGTCAACCATGCGTGGGTTAATTGCTTGGTAGTAAGCCATCAAAGACTTACCGATTAGCTCAAAGGCTTCAGGGGTAAGGTTACGAAAGTCCTGCACATACTCATCAGTATCTGTGCCTTCCATGTCTGCTATAACTCTACGAAGTTGTTGGAAACTATCACGACCAAGACGAGCCATACTAACATCTGCTTCATCTACTACCGCAGGGTCAAAAGTATCCTCTTCTTTAGTCGCTATATTCTCCCTAACAGCAGCTTGCTGTAGCATAAAATCTTCAACCGCCATAGAGATTACAGGGTTAAACTTTTTATTGATACCAGCTACCTGCTCACTACCTTCTACTGGATTACGGTTAGTCAATCCACCCAAAGCTTTCTTAGAAGTAAAGATATTCTGAGGTGTTAAGATTAAAGAACTGTTATCCTTTCTCATCATCATAGGTTTATCTTTAGAGCTCTCTATCTTAGCCTTATCCTTAGCTTCAATAGTCTCTTCAAACTTATCGGTACCTACATCCACGTCAGCTGCTACATTGTCAAACGAATCCAGCCTAAGGTTCACTACATCATAAGACAATGGGGTGTTTACTGTAGCTGCCAACCTAGTACCAGTGTAAGGTCCTAGTTGAGTAACTATGTTATCTAAGTTTGTAGATAAACCGTTAGCTCTAAGGAGGCTAGGGACCTTTTCAGATTCCCTTTGAACCTGTTGCTCAGGGCTTAGCTCTTCTACAGGAGTACCCGCAGCTTCTACAGTTTCCTTAGCAGCATCAGCTGTACCTACAGTAGTTACTCCTTGTTCCTGAACAGCTTCTGTAGTAGCAATTGCAGCATCAAACTGATCTTGAGGTGATACACCTAAAGCCTCTACTGGGGTTTCTAACAAACCTAAATCCGCTAAGTCTGAATCAGTAAGTGGGGCATCCTGCCCCTTTACTTCTTCCTTTGATTCTTCAGCAAAGATACCCAGTTGATCCCTAAGGTCTTTTTGTTTAGCTCTTGTTTCCTGCTCTGTTTCAAAAGCTTGGCCTGAACTTTTTGGGGTTATAGCCATTAGTAGTCATCTCCTGTTATCCATTGGGCTTGTACCATAGTATCATAAATACGATGTTTAAATGGTGCCATTAGTGGGGTAAGACTCGCAGATGATTTAACAATAGATCTGGAGTCGCCTTCTATAAGGCCATGCCCTAGCTTATAAACGTTTTCAAAGATAGCAGAAGAAGGTGCTTCACCGGTACCGAAGTTCCAGATAGCCTCTCCCATAGTTCTACTTCTATCTTCATACAAGGGGAACAGCATGTTATTGCTAAGAACCCTTTCAGTTGTACCTAGTAACCCTGAACTATATAGGGCTCTGAGGTACTTCTCGTTATCTTCTAAGTAAGGTGAAGACTCACCAAACTTAATAAGGTCTTTCAAGTGTTGAGCCGCATAGCCAAGCAGTAACATAGACATCAAGGTTGCAAACGTAGAGTACTTAAACCCTGGAGTTGCATTCTTAACTAGGTCATACAGTCTTGGTATGTGGTGTGCTGTGAACTTAGATATAAAACCTTGGAACTGAGTAAACATAGCATAGTGCGGATCACTGTAGAACAAAGGTCTACCCATAGCATCTGGCAAAGGTACAGCTTCATTGATAAAGTTAAACAAACCATTGTCAAACTGCCTTTCCCATTTCACTTGTAACTCAGGACTAGGATTACCGTTAGCTGCAATTAACTGCTCAGACAACTCTAACATTATGTCAGGTGGTATGCCCATCTTCTCAAGGAACCTTCGGGCTTCTCGGGTCTCGTTAGTGTCAGCTGTACCTTCGTTCTTCTGTTGGTGCAGTATGTCCAAGTTCCTAATCAAGAAGTCATTGAAGAAAGAAGCTCGGATAGTACGTGTTGCATTAGTAACAGCGTTCAAACCAATTACCTTAAAGAATGCATCCATAAGGTTCTTAGTAAACTTGTTAAATTCTGTAACACCTGTCAACTGAGCCTGACCTGTCCTAGCGTCACCGTAACCTACTCTTCTGTTCAGACCTGCAGGATCATTGTACTCAACAAACCGTACATCTGTATCTTTTTTATCTCTACTCTTAATCTTAGTTTCAAAGCTACTACGTTGAGGGGCTACGCCTGTAAGCCTACCAACTTCTGCAAAGTACTCAAAGATCTCACGACCTAAGATCATACCTAAGCTACCTACGTTCTTGTTAAGTGTTTGTGTATCAACACCTACAGGTGTCAAAGCAAACTCAACAATAGACATAGGGGCTGCAAGGCCAAGCATAGTTAGTACACCAGTAAGCGTCAATGCTTTCTGAGTACCCCTAAGTACGTCACTCTCAATACGTTTGTAGTTACCAGAGTCAGCGTTAATCAAGTCTCGTGTAAGCCTAGCAATATCATTAACATCAGTTTCAGCAGATAGTTGATCAGCAGATCCATCTTCAAGACCTTCGGTAAACTCTCGTTGTATCTTATCAAACATACTTGTAAGTAGTGAGCTGTTAGGACCAACGAACCTAGTCATAGTCATGTATCGAGCTGCAGACTTCATAGAGTTTTCTAAGTTATCAAAGAGATTATTCTCAAAGAACTCAGAGAAAGCTTTATTGTCTGCAATGTCTAATGATCTACGCTTGTGGGTCTTCGGGGTTATACCACCTTTAGTTAAGTCAAATGCTTCGTCTAGTGTATTAATCTCAGGGTTATCCAAGATAGTATTAGTTACACCATTAGCTTCTTCAACAGTTAATCCTTTCTCTGCCATAAGAAGATTAATAAACTTCTCTTTATTAGCAGAGATAGCTGACTTCAAAAAGCTTTTACTTCTAAAGATGTGATCCTGAAGGTCACCAATAGGAGGCACATTAGCTGTTGCCTGTGCAAGAGTAACACCTTCATACATCTTACGGTCTACTTGATACAGTCTATCAATAAGGTCCTTAAGAGCTGCAGAGTTCTCTTGGAACTGAGGCTTTAAGTTGTCCCAATCAATCATAGCAATGACAGAGTCACCAGTTATCCATGTTTGATTATTACCTTCCTTTTCTGTGATAGGCTTAATGTGTACATTGTAAAAATCATACACAAGAGCAGACAATGCTTCACGTTTAGCACCAGATCTTTTACCATCTAGTTTAAAAGCAGCATACAAAGCTCTTACTTCAGGTATCAATCGTTCAAAAGATTCAAAGTTAAGCATCTTATCTGAGTGAAAGTCTATGCCGTGATGCACTTTGTTAGCCTTACCACCAAGCATATCGTATAAACGTCTCAGAGTCTTGCTCTTTTGCAGTCTCTCGATAGTAAAGACAGTATCCCTAGCATCCCTAAGGGTAAACGCAGGGTCCATTAGACCGTCCTTAAGGGAGTCTGTAGAGGGTTTCTCATCGTAAGTCTCTTGACCAGCATCAGCTCTATCAGTGAACTTTACATCTTCAACTTCCTCTGCATCTACGTCAGATTGTTGCATCTGATCGTACTCATCCATGTCGCTTTTAGGTTTCTTAGGCTTAGGTGCAGACTTAGGTCTAGTAGTATCAGCCCACTCTTCTTTAATAATCTCATTAAGATCAGCTACACGGCCTGTATCGGGGTCTCTAGCTTCTGAACGGAATGTATCAGCAGCATCATCAAACCTACCATCGTACTTAGACATAGCAATAGAGGCATCCCGCCACTGACCTGCTTCCCAAACACCACCGGGTGTAGCAAAACTTGCACCCATAAGTCCACCAGCTATAACAGCATTGGTTATTCGGTGTTGTAGTTCGTCAAAGTCCCAAGTTTTCTCAGAGCCTATGACTGCAGCAGTGTACATTGTGAGTTCCTGAAGCATCTCTGTGCTTCCCTCAAATGCTGCACCTTGTGTTATCCTTGAAGCTAGTCTTTTAACAACAGCACCCTTAGCTAACTGAGTACCTGCAAACTTACCTGCATCATTTGCATAAGAAACAATCTGTCTCTTAGTCATTTTCTGTAGTGCAAGTGCAGCTTGTTCTCGGGTAAGACCTACTCGCAATGCATCGCCAGCTTTATCACCTAACATCTCTACTGCTCTTGCTCTTGCAGGACCTGTAGATTGCATAACCATGCGGATAGCTTGCTCTTTACCCTCTTTAGTAATAAACTGAGAAGGTTTAATAAGACCTGCAGCACCCTTAACACCAAAGACATCTAGTGCAGCGGCTATACCACCACCTACAATAGCAACACCATAGTTCTTTTGATCTTGCTTTCCGGGCATTTCATCCAGAATCATACCTGAATACATAGCTACCGGAACACTAAGGCTACCTCCGTATGTAAAAGGAGCAGCCAAAAGAGAAGCAATAGTCACCCCCATAAAAGGAATAGAGGTTGCAAGGTTAGCACCCACAAACTCACCAATCTCCCCAAGGTCTGTCCAGTCTACATCACGGTAGTCTAAACGTACTTTAGGTTTATCAGCTAGTTGTTGTCGTGAGTAGTCGATACTACCCAGAAGGGATGCCTCAGCCTCCTCAAAACCTGTTATGTCAGCAGCCATTACACCTACTTGCTTGAATGCATTACTAACCATAGTAAGTGCAGAGTCCCAAGACTGGGAGAAGGGGTGTATAGCTCTGTTATCCAGAGTAGCCATATTGTTACGTATAACTACATCAGTAAAGAACTCTGGCATGAGTGCATACTCTGCTTCATTCATGGCTCTCTTCTTAGCTACAAGGCTACCACCAGTGGTCTCAAGGCTTGCTGCTTTAATTATCTGAGAAGCAAGCTCTATGTCAGACTTGTCCTTGTCAACGCCTCTTATCTTTCTGTCTGCTAGGCCATGTAAGTAACGAGAGTAGTCGTCGTCACTCATAGTCTTTTCAGTCTTACCAATAAAGGTAGGCTTAGCAATACCAGAAGATATTAAGAAGTTTTGAAAAGAGTTACCATCTTTATCTACCAAGTCACCAAGCTTACGATCATACCCAGCATCTTTATCTTGTACTTTCACTTCAGTAAAGCCATACTTATTTGCTAAGTAAGCTACATACTGTTTAGCCGCCTGACCACCTGACTCACCTGCAACGTAGCCCTTATCCCTAAGGACCTTTTCAACTTCCGCAAAGTCTATCCCTTCGAAACGAATAGATTCATTAGTCTCTTTATTACGGAAAGTATCACCGTCAACAAACTTGTATCCTGAGTCACCGATGTCGTAATCGGCAGTTGAAGGGGCAGCCTCAGGAACTGCTCTCCTCTTTTCTGAATAACTTGCAACAGCATCAGATACTCGCTTCATGCGACCATGAACACCAGTATTAGTTACTAATGAGTTGCGGTAGTCATTGTTATCAAGGAACTCCTCAGATGCCTGAGCATAGTTACCCTGATTAAATAATCTTAAAAACGTAGGTGAATGCCCAAGGTCTCCTCGGTACTCAGCTTGTATAAGCTCAGCCTGAAGGTCCTCAGGGTATTCATCTAAGTTTGGTATTCTGTTTCTGGTTCTATCAACGTGGTGTGCAAACGCAGCTTCAAAGCCTGCTTCAATCCACTGACCAGTTTGACCTACACCTTGAGTAGTAATACCCTTAGTGTCGGTGTATGGGGTAGCAACGTACCCCTCTTCTTCTACGACTCTCTTCTCAGCATAAGTAAGAGGGCGACCAAGGTTACTCTCTACTTGTGCTATAGCGTCAGCGCCGTGGTAGACTTCCTTGTCCACCGTTCCATCAACTGTAGGATTTGAGTCGGTACTTGCGTCTCCTAGCAAACCTACCGCTTTTAGATCTTCATCTGTTAATTTGTTGTTGTCGCTCATTCCGACTTTCTCCTATAATTAGTTTTTCATATTAGCTATAATATCTTTCATGCTTCCTGCAAAGTACTTAGAGCCTGTAGTAGATTTATTTCTATCTATAGACTGTATCCATAACATAGCTGGGGATGCTGCTTGTGCTTTATTTTTCGCAGACTTTTCTGATTCAGTTTCCCAAAAGTCTTTAAAACCATCACCCATTTGATCAGATTGCTTAAGGTATGCTCTTTCTAAGAAGTTCCATACTGCTGGCTTAGTTACCTCTGAGTTACCCCCAGCTCTACCACGGTTAAGATACCCATGTAAGTTTTTAACTTTACCTGAAGTTTTAATCCAAGACTCAGCTCCAATAGGTTCACCATTTGCCTCAAAGAATGATTCACTAAGTTTGTTTTGATCGTTGTACTTAATGTGTTCTCTTTCAAGGAAAGCTGCAAGGCTCTTAGCGTTACCTTCTTTGCCTTCTGTAATAGAAGTCACCCACTTGTTAAACCCACTAATAAGTATAGTTTGAGCTTCCTCAGAAAAGAAGTCAGTGCCTGCTGGGTAGAAACTCCTGTATACCACAATTGCCTCTCGAAGGTTTTCGGAGGTAGCTCTGCTTCTTATGCTTTGTTCTAAAGCTTCAACGGCAGATTCATCTGCTCCAGCCAGTCGAGCATCAGATAATATTCGTTTAACATTAGTGTCAAAGAAAGTTGTCATACCGGCTGCCATTTCCTTATTAATCTCAGTACTTGTCTTACCTTCTCCTAGCGTGTACATCCCTGATTGCCTTAATGCAGCCATAGACAATGGAGTACCTGCTGGGATTGGGATAAGTTTAGTTGGGTCATTAGGGTCTGGCATCGTAGCACCTTCATAAAAAGAAGGATCATCTATCTCTATAAGACCACTCGGTGAAACAGAACCTGTGTAGTTCTTGTTGGTTCTTTTGTCATAGAGAGTACGAGACTGAGTGTAGTCAATCTTATTATCTTCTTGCTGCTTCTTATATGCTGCCCTTTGCTCCTTACTCATTGTCTGCAGTAAGTCGTACTCCCTGTCAAGCTGCTTCTCTGCAGACGCTGCTTCCCTAGCTGTCTTAGCAAGGTCTTTCTTATACTCCGCTTCTAGTACCATACCAGCAGCAGTTACACCATCAGCTCCTACAGCTTTCGAGAGGACATATGCTAGTAAAGTCTTACGAAGCATAGGGTCTTCAAAGCCTTCTTTAAAGAAGTCCTTGACACCACCCCAAAGGTTCTTTAAGAACCCTTCTTTCTCTTCTTCACCAGCTCCTTCCTTAAGCTTTTTATTACCAGTAGCTTTCTCAATGGAAGTATCTACCTGCTCCTTAAGAGTAGGGTCAAGTGCATCACCTGCAACTGTAAGGTCTTCTGGATTAATTGTACCTACACCCCCAGCTCTTGCCTCTACCTCTTCTTCAACAGTTTGAGTAGGTGTAACAGCTGGTTGAGTAGTTGAGACAACAGGTTGAGTAGGTGTTAAGTCTACTGCAGGTTCACCGTCTAACAGTTCTTGCTCAGCCTTAGGTATTTCAGATCCTTCTGGCTTTGGAATATCTTGATTTGAATCATCAGATAATCTAGGAATAGAACCAGTAGGTACTCCTGTAGTTTCTGTCCCAACAAAACCTTGACCAAACCTAACAAGGGGGTCAGCAACATACTCTACGCCGGTAGAAATTGCATCTACTACTGGTATAGCCGCTTCACCTACATCATATGCCATTCCACCTACGTATTCTGCAGCACTACCCCCCGGTAACATAGACTTAACAACGTTTTTAGGGGTATCAACAAAATTCCTAACAACTCTACCAAAGTTTTCTGCACTAGAGAAATCATTACCTGTTCTTTTTAGTTCTTCAACAGCTATGTTTCTTATAGCAGCAGTGTTAGGTAACCCTGCAGATGCAAGTGCCTTTTCAATAAACCCGGGAGGAGGAGTTTTAAGGACAATTGTTTCCCTTTTCTTAACTTCCTCTGGATTAGCTTCTATAAAATCTAACTCAGCTTGATTATTCTTTTTCCAGTTTTGCATGTAGTCCCCAGCGTCCTGATAAACGGGAGCTTTCTCTCCAGTTCCACCGGGTATTGTTGGAAACCCTGAAGAAGGTGGAAGACCTGAGTCGTAAACTCTTCCAAAACTTCCTGTAGGAATACTTGCAGGATCAAAGGGGACACCATAGTCTTCTATTCGTTGTGCTTGTTGTGCTTGTTGCATACGATCAGCATCACCTGCCCTAGCACTACCACGGTTTACCATAGAGCCCACTAAAGGTTGAGGAATTGCTATTTGACCTACATCAATCGGAGGAGGTGCCGTTTCTATTCCCGGAATAGGTTGTTGAGGTACCGGGGGTGCCATAGGTATCTGAACCTGAGGGACCTGTTGTTGTGCCATTACTGGCGGTTGTAAATTATACTGTGCCTTAAGTTTGTCATTTTCCTTAAGACCTGCGAGTAGCCCATTAAAAAGGTCTACAGTACTTTTTGATGACATACTTTTCTCCTTAGATAAATCTTCGAGCGCCTTGACGTTTCTTCATACGAGCCTGTTGATTCATAGCTGCTCTTTCATACAAAGATCCCTGAGGACTAGCTTGACCCGGAAGAGCTGAGCTACGAGCTTGAGGGGCTTGAGGCTTAGGTCTAGGTGATAATGCAGACAATGCAGTACCAACGGCTACTTGTTTAGCAACATCGGGAGATTCAGCAACAATAAAGTCACCTGCTTTACCTGCCATGGCACCTAACTTGCTAGCACCCAACTTACTAGCCGTAGTACCTGTGTGTGCAATACCAGTGGAAGTATTTATAGCTGCTCCGGGAAGTAGTGATTGAATACCTACTGGTGCTGCTGCAGAAGCAGCTCCGGGAATAGCCGCTACTGTAGGTGCAGCACCCATGCCTGCTACGCCTGCGCCTGATATACCTGTTGTCATTACGGGGGCTGCTGCTGCTGTTGTTGTAACACCTGCTCCTGCTCCTGCTGCACCACCTATGCCCATCATTGGTGCTGCTACTGGCGCTAGTAAGCCTGCGCCTAAACCCATAAGGGCTCCTTTCTCTCTATCTTCTGGATTAGCGATAGCACCTAATGCTGCTCCGCCTAATGCCAATGTTGCCATAGTTGCAAAACTCATACGTTTACTCCTAGTAATTTATAGTTTGGCTCTTCAAGGCCAATAGAAGAATACGAGGGAGCTAATACTTCCTCTTCTAGTTCATCTAGCTTTTCTTCACTTTTAATTGTTGTTATATGTACGTTAAGAATAATTGAATCTTCTAACGCATAGAATGCTCTTTTAGAACCTGCAGGTGCAGCCCAAGTACTGGGGGCTGTTATTACTTTGCGCCCCTCCTCAGATACAACAGACATGCTGCCTTTAATTAGTGTTATAATATGGGGGTGCCTGTGTAAAGCACCTGTGATAACCATACCCTTAGGTACGCTTAGCTCTCTCCCGTATAAACAAAAATTATTAAAGTCTTCTATAGGGTCTGTAAAGTAATGATTAAGACCTGTTTGATCCATGTTATCTTCAGCTTCTCCAGATTCTATTGAGTCCTTAATAGCCTCTTCTAAATAAGAGACACTTGCTTTTAGCTTTAAGTCTGTTGTCATGTAATCACCTAGGTTCTTAGGGGCTTACTTACCACCACCTGTTGTTTTAGAGATACTACCAAAATCAATACCACTAAGCATGCCACTGGCATCTCTAAGGTTTTGTCTTGGTGCGTCTTGTTCAAATTCAAATCGTTCACGAGCTGCATCAATTTCTGCTTGACTACGGCCTTCATATCCTGCACCAACGTCACGAGTAATTTGACTACCCTGTAGCGCAGCGTCTTGTAGAGTTGGAACTTGCTGCAGCATACCTAGTTGTTGTTGTCTATTAGAGTCAATCAAGTCCATCATACCTTTAGACCTCACTTCACCCATTTGACCTGCAAGGTCTCGGGAAGCTTGTGCTGCTAATACGTCAGCTCTATCACCACCAAAAGCACCTGCCTTAACTGCAGCTGTACTAATGCCCGGCATAGTTGACTCAGCAAACTCACGCTCTAGTGGGGCAGTCATAGCATCCAAATACATTTCAGTACGTGGGTCTTGTGTTGGGTCGTATGCCATAGCATCTTGGAATCGTTCTCCAGCTGTATTGCTTATACCCTGAGCAGCCTGAGCTGCCGCTGTTTGTTGCTGTAAACCTATAACAGAAAATGGATCTTGTTCAGCAAGGGTATCACCCCCAAAGAACTCTTGGGCTCCAAGCCCTTCCATTTTTCTAGCATACCCCATTTGCATATTTAATACTCTACGTTGCTCTGGGCTAGGGCCAGTAGTAGTTGTACTTCCACCCCCGCCCTTACAGTTAATCATATAACCGTCTGTAAAGCACCCAAGCTCAGTATCGTAGTGATCCCCTAGTTGAGATCTTTTACCTTTAAGTTTCATCTTTAGATCCTTTATTGTTTTGTGAGTTCCCTAAGGGTTTACCTACTATGGTATACCTCTCCGAGTAATCATATTTCTTTAAAGCTTTTAGCCAACCCCTTCTGCCATACACTTGCATGTCATCACAGCCTTGAAGCTCTGCCCATTCTTCTATAACGCTAAGCTCACCTAATGCATCAAGCACCCCAGTACCAGACTCCCCACCTAAGTAACAAACCTCACAGGTCTTTTTAGATGGGTAGTCGATAATGTGTGTGACAACAGTAGCTACAAACTTATCTTCTATTGTACCTATCCAGATTTGCTTGGTGCCTTCCATTAACTCTTGAACTATATGCTCTAGCTTGCGTTCCCCATTGCCATGCTCTAAGGCAGACATAAGGTGCTCAAGGGTTGCATTAGGCATATCTTTAAAATACTCTTTGGTCCACATGCAAAGCATATAGTTCTCCTGTTATTAAACGTTAAAATGATGCGTCTGTAGTAGACACGTACTCTGTTTTAGCTGACCATACCGTAGCCGGAGTAGCTGCAGTTCCCTGCACCCTTATAAGCAAATCACCCTCAAATGATAGGAAACTTGCACCGCCCCAAGAGGCAGCTCCACTACTTGTAATGGCGTACTCAGTTG